CCAATACAGATGAAGTTACAAGTAGAGCTTCGTTTTCTTTTGTATAGTTTGCTAATGCAGATACATCAAATCCCATTTTATTTTATTTTTATTTGTTTAATAAAGCGTTTCTAAATTTTTCTAATCTTTCTAACTTCATATTATGAGTAGTAACATTAGAACCGAAGTTGTTTTTTGGTTGCGCAATAGGTTCAGCGTTAGGTGTCTTAGTAAGTGCTTCTATTAACTCAGCTACTTGACTAAAACCATTCTTAACTTTTGCCTCTAATTGTGCTACTTGTGTTTTAAGATTTTCATTTTCAGCTACTAAACTTGCGATTTCGTCAGCCATTTTCTCATCCATCTTTTTACCCATTTCAGCAGGAGTTTCCTCAGCTTCTTTTGCTTCTGCTTCTGGTGTTTCAATAGATAAGATTTTTGCAGCTTCGTCTAATACGATTTTAGTGCCGTCTGCTAATTGGTGTTCGCCCATTGGTGCAGGACTTCCGTCTGCTAATGTAACCTCTCCACCGATAGCAAGTTCGCTAACCATAACCTTTGTACCATCCATAAGGCTATATTCTGCGAATGTAACAGGTACTTCTTCGATAGGTGCTTCAATAGGAGCAGGTGCTTCTACCGGTGGCATATCTTCGAACAAAGCCCTAATTTGCATAATTGCATCTTTTGCGTTCATCATTCTTTTTGTTTAAATATTAATAAAAGATTTTGTTTATCATTTAACCCGTTGCAATATTTCCTTTATTGCATTCATAAGTTCTTGTTCTTTGCTTGGCTTAGTCTTGTAGGTAAATAATCCTTCTACGCTAAACCCCTTAAATTTGCCTTCTTTTACATCGTTCCACACGTTTTCGTTATCTACTTTGAACGAGCCAAACCACGAGCCGTCAGGAGCATCTTCAAAACCCTTCATCGGAAGTATGCCTCTGCTCTCGTCTGTAATAAAGCTTTCAAACATAGTAACACCCTCTACCTGTGCGTCAGGAGAATGCATCAAGTTTACGTTTGATTGGTAGCCTCTTTTGAAAAACTTTTGAGCAATCTTAAAAATAGTATCCTTAGAGAACACCACATAGTAATCGCCATAAGTAGCATCGCTGCGAAAAATAGGTACGTCAGCCAACATAAGAGGTCCAGAAATAATGCGCTTATCTTCGCTAACCACTTCAAAGCGTTGTTGGTTCTTAAAAGCATTCCAATTCTTTTGTATAGCCGGTCTATCAACTAATGCAACGTAATCAACTTCTGCATCGTCGTTCATATCCTCGCTAATGTCTAATAAATAAACAGGTAAGTCCATATTCTTAAATATTAAGTGTTTTAATTTGTTATCATTTAACCGAATCTTGCTCTCTGTTGTATAGCAGCAATTCTTTGTTGGTTACTCGTTACATCGTTCTCTACAACGTAAGCCCTAACGGCTTGGTTGCCTATTGCGTTGATTGTCTGGCTGCTTAGGTTTGTAGTCGCTGCTTGTGGTTGAGCCGGAGCAATAGGTGCTGCTGCTGATAAACTTGGTGAGCTTATATTACCTGCTGCGCTACTTGATGCTCCTGGAACTTTTGTTGCTATGATATTTTTAACTGCACTAAAACCTGTTGCTGCTGCAAGAGCAACGGCAGGAATAGCAGCCGGGAATCCTAATTTAACACCGGCAGTAATACCCTGATAAGTATTAATTAATGAAGCTGATATTGCAAGAGCTTTACCTGCTGCGGTTTCTCTTCCTAAAACATCGCTAAATGCCAATAAAGCATCTGCACTTTGTTGTGCCAATGCTATTTTTTGCTCAGATGTTAGTTTGTCTATTTTAAGTGACGCATCAGAGGCTTCTTGTTGCTTTTGAATACTTAATAAAGTAAAGTTAGTAGTTTTAGCTAGTAACTCTTTTTGAGCCTCAAATTGCTTATTGTTTGCTTCCTCTTGCTTTAACCTTTCTTGCTCGTCTAATGCTGCAATCTCTTTTTGTGTAATTATCTTAGCATTTACTAAGTCTTTCTTTCTCCTATCGTACTCAGATAACAAATCATCTGTAAACTTCTTTTCGTCTGCAAGTTGCTTTTCAAGTCTTGATGATTCTATTTCTGCTGCTTCGTCTGCTGCTGCTTTGTCAATAGCATTTATTTGTAATTGAATACCTGCTTTTTTATTCTTTAATTCTAATAATGATTTTTCAATAGCAGCTATCGATTCTTTACCTTTTTTCTCTGCTTCTACCGGGTCAAATACTAACCCTGCTATGCCACCAGAAAACTTCTCTTCTAATTTGAAATCTTTACCTAATACCTTTCCTACTTGGTCAACAGTAGATAAAATAAGTGATAATGGAGCAAATAAAAATCTAACAATGCCCTGCAATATTTCCTTGTTTCTTTTCTCAGCTTCTAACTGAGCTTTTACAACTACCCTTTGTTGTATTAATTGCTGCTCAGTTGCTTTAATTACCTCATCAGTTTGTTTAATTTTAATTCCTAAAATCTCTTTTTCTGACTTGCCTTGCAGCTTCAAAATATTATCCTGGCTATCAATAGCTTGTAACTTCTCTTGTTGTGCTTTTAGATTCTTGTTTGTTTCCTCTGTAAGTTTCTTTTGTTCTACACTTACTCCGCTTACTGCTGCTTTAATCTCATCCCAATAAGCAACTATTGCTCCTAATGCTAATACTAATAAACCAATCCCACTTGAACCGATTGCAGCTTTAATACCTTTGAAGGCATCAATAGCAACAGTTTTAACATTCTTAAACGCATCTCCTAAATCTCCTAATTGTTCAAGACCCTGCGATAATGCAAGAGCTGACTGCACTTTTGCCAATGTCTTTTGCACATCTTCGCCTTCTGCACCAAGTAGACCCAATGCTCCTTGTACGGCAGCAAAGCCACCGGCTACTGAGCTAAGTGTTTGAGAAAAAGCCTTAAACTTAGTATCTGGGTTAAAGGCATCAATTAAGTTTTTAGAATCGCCAATAGCGTCTTTTAATTGCGATGCTCTCTTGGCTGCTTCTACTGCTTGTTCCGATGTAGCACCAAACTTTTCAGATAAAGCCTGTACTTCTGCCGTTGCTTGTCTTAACTGCGTTTTTAACGAGCCTAATGCTTGTTCTGTGTTGCCGCCTACTGTTATATTTATACCTACGTTCTCTTGTGCCATTAGTATGATGTTTCTATTACTTTAAGAAATGATAGTTTAGTAGTGTTATATTCCATAGGGTTAAAGTTCTCAACTTTATTAAGCCTAAATAATACCCCGTCTATAAATACATACTTACTAAAATCTAAGTTAAAAATGTCTATTATATCCAATAAGCCAAAGCACGTTAATAGTTTACTATCCTTGCTTGTTATCTCTGCAATATAAGGACTATGATAAGCGTTAAATATGTTTGTGCTTGGATATGTGTTAGGGCTAAATTGTATCTCTTTTGGTGCGCCAAAGTTAATATCGTTTGTAGGGTTAATTGGGTCATCTAAATGTCCGGCATAACCATAACTTGTATAGCTTCCTAAAACAGTTGTAGTGTTCATTATGTTCCAACTACTAACTTCTGTTATTTTTTTAACCTGCATAATTCTTATTATGCTATCCATTCTATCCTCTGCGTTATTAGTGTTTGACTTCTTATAGATTGCCGGAAATACTTTGTCTTGTCCTGTTGCTTGATATAAAGTAGATGCTGCAAATATAACTTCTAATGTGTCTGTTTCTTTTACAAAGTCAAACTCAGTATCGTAAATAAAATCTCCATAGCCTTCTGTGTACTTCTTGCGGTAGTTCTCGCCATAGAAATCATTATCAGCCTTAAACTTGTAGTTATAGTAACGAGCATTAATCTCACTCATTGGCTTAATACTAAAAGGCTTGGCTCTATCTATTTTGTTAGTCCAATCTTCTGCATTAGCCGATACCTCAGGATAGAAATCCACATACGGACTAATAACCAACTCCTTGTCGTTAAACTTATTCTCATAAACGTAAAGGTTAAACATCTTAACAATGCTCAAAAAGAAATCTCTTTGAAATATGCCTCTTGGTATTGTTTCGTTTATCTTAATATTTTCTCCTAAATTAATTTGCACTAATGTAGGCTTTGCGGTTGTGATAGTTAAGTTACCTGTAAATATTTCAACCTCCATTAATGTACCTAGTATTTCAACTTGTATGTAATCTGTATTAACAAAAGTTATATTATCTACTGTAAAATCACAATCAATAATTCTTCTAACACTTGCATCGAAATCTTGACTACCTATTGGAACTCCATTTTTCCTTAATATAACAGAAAAATTTGAGTTAGCAGGATTGAATGAATTTACAAAACCGGTTAAAGTTACTCTTATACTTGTGCTGATACTAGAACCTGTATAAGTAAATACTTCTCCAAAGGCATCTGGTGTAAAGCTACCTGCCGTTGTTATAGTATATCTGACATAAGGTTCGCTTGTTAAATTCATTGTCCTGTTATTAGCAGTAGCACTAAAACTTGTATTATTTGAAGCCGTTATGTTTGTCTGGTTATGCGGTATAATCAAGCGGTTAAATAAAGCCGTATTAAAGAACGAGCAGTCGAATGTGTAATCTGTTCCGGCAAATATCTTTTGTATATACTCCTTAACATATAAAGCCGGTCTAAAAGTTGTATATTGAAAGTCCTTTTTAGCTACCCCGTATGCTCCTGTACTAACGTTTCCGTAATCAATCAAAGGATAGTAATAACCAGAGCCACCGGCATTATCCCAACTAGAACTAATATTAGCCACGCTATAAGTATGGTTGTATGCGCTAAAATCTAAATCTTCTAAACGCTTATTTCCTAACTGATTAATAAAGCCACCAAGTTCTCCTACTACGCTGCATTGGTATTCGATTGTTTCTTTGTCTATAACTATCTCTAATATTCTTAAAGTGCCTTTGAATATTTGCACTTTATCAATAAAGATTTTGCAGTTAGCTTGTTTAGTTACGTTGAAGTTATAGCCTACGTTTGGCAGCGTGTTGTCTGTGAAGTTAGCATTGTTTAGCTCAAAAATATAACCAAAGACAAGGTTATTGTTTGCCGTTCCTGGTATGCTAATTGTTTTGCTGTAAGAAGTATTGCGGCTACCAAACTCACTTACATCGTCAATGGCATAAGTGAACTCGGTAGATATATCCTGCAATAAATCTATCTTCTGTTCTTCTATGTATATCTCTGTGCTAATCATTATCTGAATTGGCTTGTTAAGTATTTACCTACTTCTACCTCTATATCGAAGTTAAATAGTTTGTCTGCACTTTCTAACTTGTACTCGTAATTTGTTACAGTTATGGTAACAGGGAAGTATGCACCAAGAACCTCCATATATACAATAGGACTTGATACAAGCTGAGCCAACCACGCATAGTCCTGTTCACTAACCCAATCAGAAGTAAGCCTATATTTATCTTTATGCTGAATAGCATAGTTGAAAGTCGTTTCGTTGTATCTGTTATATCCATCTATATTTGTCATTTGCCCACCTACAAGCTGCCAATCGCTTCGCCTGTATGATGCTCTTTGATATTCGCTTGACCTTCTATTAACAAGAGCAAACTTCTTTGTATCCCATCCGCCTAATCTATTTAGGAACTCTAAATTAAATTGTTGGTATTTAGGATAACACTTTTGCCTTATCTTAATAACCCTAGTCTGTGCGCTACCTCTTTTTAAATAGAAGTTATAGCCGTATGTATCTTCATTAATAATCGTGCCAGAAGCAAATGCGTTAATATGTCCGGCTTGTAGGTTAAACATATTGAACTGACCGCTTAGAGTTATATTGCCCGATACTGTGTTAGTAACTACATCTCCTGCTCCTAGTACTTCTACCCAAGCAGAATAACCGCCTGTTGATATGCGAAGGAACGTTATGTAAAAGTTATCGCCATATTCTAACGTTATCTCGTCTGTATCTCTCTCGGTCAAAAAGTCATCTGTAAAGTTTTCCAATAATAAATTATCGTAATAGTCCGATAACACTAATGGGGTTTGGTTCTTTGTCAGGAACACATCGGCAAACAATGGCGGTACAAAGTTGTAAGCTGAGTAACTGCCGGATGCTAAGTTTGTAGTAGTTACACCGCTCACTTCTTCTCCTATTCTTACTTGGTAATCTACTTTAATCTTATCGTTTGAAGCTACAAGTATTGATGTACCTGAAGGCTCAAAGTAATTAGTAACAAAGCTGCGCACCATTGGAGATGCGTTAAACACCCCATAGCTACCTTCAGCACTTGGCGAAGGGAATACTTTTGATCTAATTACCTGGCTTCCGTTAATATAAACGTCGTACACGAATTTAAAGTTAGTAGTTCCGCTATTGGTAGAACTTGATACGAACCACAGATTATCGTGCATAGACGAATATGGTGCAGGACTACTTGTTATTGTTATTGCCATTCTTACTCTCGTTAATTGTTTGCTTTATTTGTATTTGCACGTCGCCACCTATTGCGACTGCTAAATTTTGTATAAATTCTTTATTGAATACTTGTGCTACCGCTCTGTCAAAGTAATGGGTAGACGTAAGACCTTTTGTGTGTATGCTTCTCGCTATTACATAGGCTAATGACTTTTTAGTTTCAAGTGCCTTCCTTTCAGTTCCAAGCTTTGTGTATTTTTTAACCGATACCGACTTAAGCTTATTGTATCCAAGCCATTTTTCTATTGAGCTAACAGGTACGGCTTTTTTATTGCCTTTAAATGCGTAAGGAGTTTTGCTATCAGCCTTTATGTTTTTAGTACCCTTAACCCCTTTATTGACAAAGTCGTAGTATTTAGATGCCTCGCTTCCTGGTTCATAACCTAAACTTAAAACGTATCCCGTTCCGAATTTAGTAATTATAGGCAAAGCAGGTTCTGCCAATCTACCAGAACTTGTAATGTTATCTTGATCTAATATCTTAACAAGCGTATCGTTAAAGGCTTTACCATATAAAGCAAGGGTTTCCTCTACAATAGGAAGTTCGCCTTCTTTAACTTTTCCAAAGCCAGTTTCCCCTATGCTTTGTAAAAAGCCACTTCTTAATGCTTCTATTTGCGCCTTTGATATACTCACGCAAATAAATATACCTAATGTCTAAAAATAACTAACCCCACCAAAATTGGCAGGGCTTGTCTGGGGGTATGGGGGGTCTTATTTAAGTTTCCTATGCTGCTCCTTATCGTAATCGGCTTTAGCCTTTAGGTAGGATAGGGTGTTTAAGAATTGGATTGTTGCAAGTTCATAGCTTTGGTCAACTGTGATATTTTCGTGGTCGGCAACAGATTTGGCACAATATTGCCATCCAAACTGCTGCATAAAATTTGAACCGCCTCTTGTGCTAATTCCGGTGTCATCCCCTTCGCCATCATCTCTTGAATCAAATAAGCCTGAGAAACTTCTATCCAATTTCTGTATACTTGATAAAAAAAAACAACCGATTGATAAATATGCATAAAGTTAGAGGCTTGTAGGTCTGCTGCATAATCGCTATGCTTTGCTGCATCGTAGGTATCATCTACCCATCTGCCGTACCAAGTCCTGCGCTGAGGCATAACCATAGAGGCTGCTAACTTGTGCAGGTTACCAACTAAGTCGGTACTAAATACTTTGCTCTCTATGTATCTGGCTGCTTTAATCTGCTGCACATCATAAATAAATCTATAACGTTTGCCGTTTACTTCTGTATACCTGACCGGCTTACCTTCTATCTTATCATCTAAAAAGCTGAGTGTAGCTCTAAGGTTATTGAACTGCTGAATAGTTAAGCTATCCACCTGAGTGTCTGTAAGGTTGTAAATTATACCTACTAGCTTACTCTCTACATCTAAATTAGTCCAATCCTTCTCAGGCTTTGTAACTATTGGATAGATTTGTTGGTACTGCCATACTGTGATTTCGTTCCAAGTCATTTTCTTAGTTTTAACATTATCTCATAAGCAAGATGCCCACCTATGTAGCATAACGCTGCCAAAGGTAAGCAAATTACAAAGAAGTATAATATTTTTATTATTTTAATGATACGGCAACGTTTGTGGTGCTACTCTTTGCCGGTGGGTAAACCTTTTTAACCTCGCCAGTAACTCCGTTAATAATTTCAAGACCTTGATGCGGAACTTTCTTTAAAAACTCTTCCATATCCTTCTTACGCTTTGTGGCATCGTTGAAGTCAGCCATTATCTCCTCGTAGTCTGTGCTTTCGCATTTAGAGAAGTCGTATTTAACCCCTACCTCTCTGATGTTGAACTTAGCACTCATATACTCAAAGTCCTTGCCATTTAATACGGCTGCTTGTAATACCGCATCTTTGTAGTCCTTATTGCTCTTTAATGTTTCGAGCATATCTTCTAAGGCTTTAACTTGGATATGCGTTTTTAACGGGTCAAGCTCCCCTGCGTTTAAGCGTTCAATTACTTGGTGGGTAAACTCCACCCTTTGTTCTTTTGTTGTTTCAAAAATTAATTGTAGTTCCATTTGTTGTGATTATAGTATTAAATAAATAAAGGTCTAATAAGTAAAACTCCTGCACTAAAACCAAGAGCAAAAGCAAGAGCTATCTTAAATCTTCCTGTAAATGTTTTTACTTCAATAGTAAAATGATTCATAGGTAGAGTTAAGAAAGGATTGACAAACACCATCATTACCATACCTATCCATTGCTTGTCTATTAAATACCTAAAACTTGCTATCGAGTTGGCTTCTAATGCTATTGCAGAAAAGAATACAATTAGTAATTTCCAATAAGGTATTTTGTCCTTTGGCTTCATATTGTTTCGGGTTTGTAATTCTCAATGTCAAAAAATCCTACTTCTGATTTGTCTTCCGGCTTCCTTAATCTGCGCTTAGAAGGTTCATAACCCTGCTCGTTGCAGTATGTAAGTATTTCCAGATAGGTCGCATCTATGTTATTCATCATTATGCTGATAGGCTCACTTGCGTGATATTTGTCTATATACTCTTTGTTGCTTTGGGTCATAGTTTTTAATTGTGTAGTCAAATAATGCTGCCATTACAAAACCTGTTGCAATTAGCAGAAGGCAGATAGCGTAAATCATTTTGAGTAGAAGTCTTGTAATTGTCCAATAAGGTAACAAGCTGCTACTAATACGGCTAATAATTGTGCGGTTTCTTTTTTCATTGTGTTTAGTTTTAAATTGTGCGTTGAATAGTCGCACCCCTATGTAAGTTATTTATAATTTTTTAATAATAATCCGAGTGTATAAAATATTTTCTTTTGCATATCCTTAGTGTAAGAATTTTGTATAGCCTTTTCTACTCTATCTGGTCCGTTACCTTCAAAGCTATCTCTTATTAATAAAACCATAATACTTGCAAAAAATTCGTTTACTGGCTGACAAGCAAATTCATTAGAAAAGATTTCTTTGTTTGTGAATTTACAAGTTGTGTAGGTGTTTTGAAACTTTGACATTGTGTTTGTTTTTGTGGTTAATTGATATATCAAATATACAACCTTTACACATTCAACATACAAATGGGCAAACTTTTTTTATAAAATTGTGATGAACGGCAAATATCAAGGATAAGCGGTAAATTATAGGAAGGCATACCTACCTGTGCCACGTTTAAGGCTGAAATTCTGCCAAGCCAATGCCAGAGCCATAACGGCATCATCGTGGAAGCCGGAAGGTGCTGAGTACTTTACCCCCGTTGCCGTGTACTGATACTCAAAGACTTCTAACTCTTGGCTTATTATCCCCTCAGGATAGCCTATCTTCCCTTGATGTATTGCAGCCTGTAAGCCTTCCATTAGCTGCTGCTTACTTGAACTTGTGAACTTTAAGCCTTGTATCATTACCCCTTCTCTTTGCAGGTCTTCTAAGATAGGGTCTCCTACCCCCGTAGAATCGACAAGGATAGGGCATTTAGGCAGCCTAAGTATAGTTTGCTTGGTATTGTGCCAATCCATTTGAAAGCGGTCAAAATAAGCCACATTCCCGTCTTCGTCTAATCCTACTATAACAGTCCAATCCACTGACTTGGCAAGATCAATTCCATAAGCTACTACCGGCATAGTTGTTACTGGGTGTAAGCACTTTCGTATATGTTGGCTACCAAAAGGGTTTGCTGCGTTCTCAGCCGGGTTTGCCATATACTCCTGCTCGAATACAACCTCGGGTAATTGCCTACGGGCATCGTCTATCTCTTGTGGGTCTATGTACGGGTTATCGTATGTAGTAAACTTAAAGCTCTGCCAATCCGGCTCTGCTTTGCTAAACAAACTAAAAAAGTAATTCTTGCCTTTTGGGGTGCTAAGGAATATAGCTTTACCCTTATAGTCTGTTAAAGTAGGTCTTATTGAGTTTAGCCACCCATCTTCAAGGTTAGGTATAAAGGAAGCCTCGTCTACTATTACCAGGTTAAACTTGCGCCCTCTCAGGTTATCCAAACGTTCTCCTGTAAAGAACTCCACCTTGCCACCATTTGGGAAGCTAATATTCAAGTCCGATTTGTTATTAGGGAAGGGAAGGCTATTGCATAGCTTCTCAAAGAATACCTTTGCTAATTTATAGGTCGGTGTTATGTAAGCAACCTGACCGCCTTTGATTGCGGTTGTAATACATTTTATCTGGCTTAGTTCGGATTTGCCAAACCTTCTACCGCACATAACAACTATGTATCTATCTTCGCAGTCAAGTATCTTCTTTTGATTTATATGTCCGTTAGGTAGTTCTATTCGCATTAAAGAATTGTCTTGCCGTCTACAAATACTATCTCAATTCTATTATCTGTTTGAATATCCATTTGTTCCTTAGGCTTACCATAAACACGAGTAAGCAAGGTTTCTAAACTATAAAGGCTGCCCTTCTCTAAGCTCTTACGCATAGCTGCTGCTATCGTCTTTTCAAGTATAGTTGCCTTCGGGTTATCCCATACTGTTTTAAGTTCCTCTAAGTCCATTGACATCATAGCCTGTATGGTATCGTTTATTTCAGCAAGTTTATACCCCTGCTCTTTAAGTAGGCTTACATACTTTCTCGGTCTGCCGTTTGGGTTGCCTGATTGTCCTGGTTTGTATGGTATTAAATGCTCTTTGCTCATTCTGTTATTGTTCTGTTTTAAACCATTGTAAATAAATTTGATGCGCTATTTGTGCAGTCATAATAGGCGGCACACTCATACCTATTAAATACTTTGGTTTAATTTTTTTAAAATTATAATCTAAAGGGTAAGTTCCAATTTTGCAATATTCATTTATTGTTAACTCCATTGGGTGTAAATAATGAGAATTAGTGCCACCGCTTGTAATTGTATTAACTACATTATTTGGGCCTGTTTTATACATAAAGCCAAAAGTATTCCCACTTGGCGCTTTTGGGTTTGTGCCTTCTTTTGTTTTATGCCATTTTTCTGTATATGAATTACTTAGTGGCTCTCTTTTACAACTAAAATCATCTTCAACTTCTTTATATAAAATAGGCTTTTCATTAAAATCTAATTTTAAAGGTTTAAGGTTTAATTCTTTTTTATGCCCTATAAAAAATACTCTTTCCCTTCTTTGCGGAACTCCCATTGAAGCACCATTTAAAAGAAATATTTGTACATTATATCCTGCTTGATCCATTGTTTGAATAATCTTTTTAGAATATGCTTTAGCATTACCTAAAATAATACCTTTTACATTTTCTAATAAAAATACCTTTGGCTTTAGTTTTATTATTGTATTACAATACTCAAATACTAAATCATCTAAAGTTTGAAATGCTTGACCTTCTTTAAATTGCTTTTCTTTACCCCAAGCCTTTTCTCTGCTTCCTGCCATTGAAAATGTAGAACAAGGTGGACTTCCGTCTAATAGGTCAAGATTATATAATTCTTCAGGTAAATCAATAAGTTTATTAAATTCTCTTATATCTTGATTATATAAATACTTTGGATTGTGATTTGTTTTATAAATATCTGCTACTTGTGGGTCAATTTCAACACCACCTAAATGCGTATACCCTGCTAACTTATAACCCATAGTTGAGCCTCCACCACAAATAAAAGTTCCAAATACTTTTAAGCTATTTGCCTCTATACCTTTTGCTGGGTAGCCATCAGTTAAATTCCATTTATAAGGGAATTTATAATTATTATATTCGTATTTAATCATTTCCTAATAATTTCAAAATTGCTTGTTCTGGTGTAGGTGCTATCTTTGATAAGCTTTCTTTAACTATATAATATTCTTCTTCAGTATATTTTAAATTTATAGTCATTGAGTCGCTAATATCATCTAAAGTTAGTTCTTTATTTTTATCTTCATAGCTTATATTATCAAAGCCGGGTATATCTAAACCCCAATCTTGTAGCTGCTCTGCATCCCAATTATTTGCAAGGTCGTTCCAATCCCATTCCCCATAGCCTACGTTGTCCTTAACTATAAACTCTTTTTGTTGCTCATCGGTTAATTCACTTGCCTTGATAATCGGTATCTCTTTAAGTCCGGCTTCCTTACAAGCCTTTAATCTCATATTGCCACCTAGAACTACCATATCATCATTTACTACAATAGGTCTTAGGTTTAGCATCTGAGGAAACTCGTTAATTGACTTTACAAGCTTTGCAAACTTATCATCCTTAATTATTCTGGGGTTGTTAGGGTTTGCTTTTACTGTGTTGATTGGTACGTTTTGTATCATAGTATTCCGTTTATTATGTCGTTTGCTTCGTCTATTGCGTCTTCCTGGTCTAAAAAAGTGTCTACATCTGCTATGTGCTTATTGATTAAAGTTTCTGCCATTGAATAGGTGTAGTGTCCTATTGTGGTCATATCATCTCCGTTAAAGCCTGTCTTACATACCGCTACGAAGTATGCTTTATGGGTTAGTATGTACCAAATTGCTTTTAACTTTCTCATCTGCCTTGCCCTTTATATGGTTTGGGTCTTGGGTTATGTTTATTAAAAGACTTCTTAGCAAAGCCTCGCTTTCTTTTCCCGAATGAAATTTTATTCTTGTTCTCGCTACCTTTTGCCATTTGGTATGTTTTTTAAATGTATCTCAAATATTTCCTCAGCAGTCCACCTGTTCTTAAAGTCATAATCGTAATGGCACTCTCTACACATAGCACATAAATTAGTTATATGGTCTTGCAGTTGTTTTCTTTTACTGCCGAATTTTGACCTTGCAACTATGTGTGCTATATCTACCGCTACTTTTCCACACACTTCACAAAGAATGGTATCTGACGAATCAAACCCCATTCCTTGTAAATAGTTTAATGTGTGTCTCTGCATAGTTTCCCCATTAAATTTTCCGTTGATTAATAATTAATTGATTAAAAAATTTAACTATGCAAATTATTTTTTGTCTATTTCTTTTAACTTATTGATACTCCACTCTATACCACTAGTTCCTCCCCAAGCATCCCACATAAGACCGCCACAACCTTCGCTATATGGTACATCTTTATGCTGCTGATGTCTTTTGAATGAAGCCATACGAGCAATCGTGTCTCTGCTTATTGGCTCTCTGTTAGCTAACTGTCTTGCTCTTGCTTTGCCAGTTGCTTCGCCACAAGAACCCCATCCATTTTTCTCAGCCCATTCTATTGCTCTCTTTGCGTTGTTACTAGCTGATTCTGGGTAGTCGGTATAGCTATCAGCAAACTTGCCACCTGCAAGGATAGCCTTCCAAACTTGCATAGCTTTCTCTTCGGTATCGTACACGCAGCCTCCGTTACCAATCCGAAATTTCCCGTTTGAGCATTTAATTACTGGCATAGTTTACTATAAATATACTTTCTGTCTAAATTTATCTCCTCAAAGTTATACTTCTTTTTGCAGAACTCAAATAGTTTATCTCCGCTTTCCTTTCGCATCTGCTCATCATTAACTAAATCTTTGATGTGCTTATACCAATCCTTTTGACTTTTAACGTAATGCACCGGCATATCTAGGTATGGATTGACACAGCTAACAACGGCAGGGTTCTTTTTAGCAGCCGTTTCTAATACTTTAAGATTGGACTTCATAGCGTTAAACTTGTTATCTACCAAAGGAACTATTGAAATGTCGCTATCTGTGTAAGCTCCCATATATTCTGTAACCTTTGCATAGTTATAAATCGTTGGGTTAAGTTTTAGTCCGCAAGTGAACGCATCTATCATTTTATCCCATATCGGCTTTTCGCCATCGTTGTACCCGGCTATCACAGTTCTTATATTCATACCTTGTAACCTTTTGAAAGGTTGCCTAATTAAATCTAAGTCCCTTTCGTGTGTTCCGCTGCCGGACCAGAATAGTCTAACCTTGTCGCTTTCTAGCTTCTCATCTCTAAATTGCTCATCTCCGTAAGGTAAAGCGTTTGGTAATATGTGAACGTTCTTATTGTATTTAGTTATTTCTGCTGCTAGTCTATCGTGGGTGCAAGTGCATAGGTCTGCAACTTCTAAATAGTCAGTAATTTGTTTAGGTATGTTATTGATCTTGTATCTTAAATACAACAAATGGCTTTCGCTAAGTTCCCAATAATCGTCATTATCTACTACCAACTTAAAGCCGTATTTAATCCTCCAAGTGCCCATTTGCTTTGCATCTATCTCGTTGAGCATTCTATTCATTAGCACAATATCCCACCCCTGTTCTAATAACTCATCATTAAGTACATCGGTAATAAGTGCGTAGTCTTTTTGCATATGTACTATTGGCATCATTATCCTATGAAAGCCTACACCCGAATTGGCTGAGGTTATACAAAGTATTCGCATCTTATATTCTTTTGGTTGTGATAGATGTCCTGGTATTTATCCCACACGCTTTGTGCCCTTGCTAAGCTCTCGTCTTTCATTCGTCTATAATCTGTTCCGTTGCCTACATCGTGTCCTATATGTTCTGACCTCATATCCGGCAGGTAGTAATTTGTAAATCCGGCAATAGTTGCTCTTTCTCCGTAATCTCTATCTTGCATTCCATAGGGGTCATACTCTTCGTTGTAACCGCCAACTGCATCTATAAGCTCACGAGTGATAAAGTTATCGCCAAAAGGTGTATGCGTTTTATGAACTCCGTCTACTATTGGTGGCAGTTCCTCTACGCAATGTATTCCTATTATGCCGGTCTTTTCTATTCGTTGTGCAAATAAAACAAACTTAACTAACCAATCTTTTGGTAATAAAATATCATTAGCTAATAAACAAACTGCATCATAGTTTTGAGTTATTCTAAGTCCTGAATTTACTCCGGCTGCTATGCCTCGCTTTTCTTTTGATAAGTCATAACCGGCAAACGGGTAATTAAAGTTCTCGTGTGTGTCGCTGCCGTTATCTATTAAAAAGCAATCTGCGTTATATCCAGAGTTGTAAAAGTTCTGGTTAATTACACGCTGCGTTAAATCGTGCCTGTTTTGTGTAAGTAATAAAATAGCTACTTTCATTATCTTATATTTGAGCCGATTTCCCTTGCCGGAACTCCTGCGTATTTAGTATTTGCTTTTGCTTCACCTTTTAAGAAGGCACTTGCTCCTATCATACAATTTTGACCAATGTGTGCAAACTGATGTAGAACTGCGTTTAGTCCTATATTGCTTCCTTCTTCAATTATAGAATGTCCACCTATTTTTGCTCCGCAGCTTATAGTAACATTGTCTAAAATATTACAATCGTGTCCGATGTGTGCGTGTTTCATTATAAAACAATTATTGCCGATAAAGGTATCTATCTCTGTTCCTGCGTCTATTGTTACAAGTCCTGTAATAACATTATTATCTCCTATGTAAACTTTGCCTTTTTCTTTTTGCCAGAACTTCTTATGCTCGGCTTTGTCTCCGATTATACAATAAGCTCCGATGTAGTTGCCATCTCCGATAATTACGTTATCGCCAATGATTGCGGTAGGGTGGATAAAGTTAGCCATAGTTATGTAGTACAAGCGCAGTCATACGCAGGGTTTATGTTATCTAAATCAAATTCCTTAAACAAGTTATTCTGTGATATACTTTTAAGCGTTTCTATTGTTACGCCATTAAAGTAAGTGTATTTGCTATTCTTTTCGTCATTTATCCATTCGTCTGCAAGTTCTGGGAACTCCCTCAATATTGCTAAGATAGCGTTTTTACCTTTCATAAAACACAAAGTACAGTTGCCTAATATAGAAGGTATTTCCAAAGTGTAAGGCTTTTTGCTCCAATACTCATTTACCATTTGCTTGGTTACCTTGTTTTCAAACAAAGGAAACTTATCGTGTACCTTCTTAAATCTTTGAGTGCGTCTGCTAACTCGCATTGGTTCGTCATATCTAAACCCTACTAAGTTTTCAAATTCTCTAACTCCTATGCTTCTTAAATATCTTTTAGCAGTTTTAATCTTTAATTCTATTGTGCAAAATCTTTTGAACTGATTAGGTAAGGCTTTATTCTTTTTTAACATTCCCGTAAAGCCACCTTCATAACTTATTCTTGTTACGGGTATATTTTCAAAAGCCTCAAAGTCATTAATAAATTTATAGGTCTTAGGGTGTTCCCTCATAGTATCGCAGAACAATACTATATCTCCCGGCTTATATTCTTGGATAGTCATATAAGCAGAAGTTTTGCCACCGCTAAAATTAATTACTCTTTGCATTGCGTTTAGGTTTTGGTTGCGCTTCGTACCAAGTATACAAGCGTTTAATCATATCGAAAATACAATTACCGCACCATACTGTTAAGATAAAATCTGCACTCATATACTTCCGATAAATATGCTCGTACATTTTCAAGATGTCTAAGTCAATATTACGCACATAACCATTCTGGACTGTATGCCAATTACCAACGTGGTCATCTAAAAATTTGCGGTGTTCTATTTCCATAAGTTCCACATTAGTTTAGATAGTAAAGGAGCAGCAACTCCGGGTATAAATACAAACGCAATTATATCGGTACATATTGTAGGCAGTAAATATAAAGCCAAACCTGTCCAAGCTGCTAAACAACTCGTGCAACTAAACGGCTTAAAATCTAGTTTCCACTTTCTATGAAATTGGTGTATCTCTACAAAGAATATTGCAAAGCATATAGCTGCTATAATTATCATAAATTACTATTAACTAATTCAATAAATTGTTTGTATTCTAACAAAGTAATAACAGTTACACCACCTAAATAAATTTCTGTATATTCATTATCATTATTGTATGTCGGGTGTGCAGCATCAAAATTTACAAGATATAATGGTCTTACTTCTAGTAATCTCCAATCAAATTCAATTCCCATATCTCTATTATTTCTTGTTTCAGAGTTATGGTATAAAATATTTATTTCTATTCCTTTCATTTCCTTAGTTGTTTTTTAAGTTCTCGTTTCGTTAATTTAAGTTCCCTATGGATTGACATATAAGGTATTCCTGTAACTCTGCTAAGTTCCTTAGCGTTGCAGTTATGCTTTATAGCGTACACTCTTAATAGTTCCGCTTTGTACCAATGCATCTTAGATAGCTCATCTTCTACTTTATTAAGCAAGTCCTCGTCTCTATCGTGTGCTATTAACTCAACCTCTAATGGCTTTCTATAAGTCCTATAAAATTGGCTGGTATTACTCTGCATCATATTAATCATAGTGCGAACTAGGTAGAACTTTAATACGTTTCTTTTTCGCATATCAATTATGCGTTCCTCATCCATTTCGCATAGAACCTTAAATAGTTCACTTCTTAAATCTTCTCGCAGGTCTTCCGGCTGCATCTTGTCTATTGCTTCCTTTAATTCTCGGCTCTCCCAAAGTTCTAATATGATGCTATTCTTGTTCATATTCTTTTAGGGTTAGTTTGCCGTTCTCTTCGGTTGCTATATAGCAGAAACAATTTGCTGTCTTTGCTAAGTTTAAGAATGCTATCTGATAGCTGCTGAGTTTATCTCCTATTGCTTTCGTCTCGCAGTATACCGCTACTCCTGTTTGTGTGTGGAAGCCTACAACATCAGGAACTCCTTTTAGTCCTATAAACGTTCTACCTCTAACCGCAAGATTGTTATTGCGCCATACAAAGCACCCGTTTTTGTTTAGGGTCTTTATTGCTTCTTTGGTTAATTCGTTTGCGGTCATAATACAAAACTATACTAAGAAAATGAAACTTTACCTAATTTTATTTGTTCCTCAAAAAATAAAGCTACTGCTACGGCTCTGGCTTGGTTCTTTAACCATTGTTCAGTCCATTCATCTCGGTACTGCTTTGCGCTGATTATATCCATTTTATTAGCTTTGTAGGTAATGATTTCCATTAGTTTCTTTTTAGCAACTGCACCATCTTCTTTGGTCCAGACCTTAATGCCACTATTATTTAACTTTGTAAATACTGATAAAGGATTAAACAATCTATCAAAAGTTCGGTTTTCTAGAACCTTATATTCTTGGTAACTGTAATCAATTATCTCTAAATCAGTCAAATGTGGGATTGCTTCTACTCGTTCTTGTGGCATCATTTTTCTTACTTCGTTTGCTTTTTTCTTGTATCTATCCATAACCTGACTAAAATAAGCCGGACTAAAATTTTGATAATGATCTAAAAAGTCATTAGCTACCATTTGCTTAAACGCTACTTTAATCTCGTTTATTGTAAAGCCTCCGTATTCACTCCTTATCCAATCTTCTAAAACTGCTAACTTAACTTTGTCTGGTATTACGTTAATGCCTACTAGCTGCATAATATAAATCAAGTTCTGATGCAGCATTGTTTGGTTAAGGTTTCTAATCCTCTCACCCGAAAAGGCGGTCATAATCTCCTGCTCCATAGGAAGTAGCGTTGATAAGATTGTAGCCGTCAAGGTTAAACTGTTCTCCTTTTGTAAGTTTTCGCTGATTATTTGAAGTTCCTTTTGCATATTGTTTTGTGTTAGTTATCCAATTATTTGCTGCTGCTGACCAACTTTTCATAGGGTTCTTACCTACTTTCCACCCGTTGCTAGTATAGTAATTTACAAACTTTTCGGCTTCAATCTTAGCTTGTTCTGCTCCTATCCGTATTGCCATATATTCGTAAACCTCTTCAAAAGTACACTTAGTTTTATTAATATTTATATCTTCATTTTCATTTTCATTTTCATCTTCCATAAGGTTATGTTTAGCTAAACCTAGTGGTTTTGTATTATTTTTAGGTCTACCACCCTTAGAGCCATTGTTTCTGCGGCTTTCAGTAAATTGAATGCGTTTTTCAATCTCATCCATTAGCCTTTCATTGTAAAAATTTCCGTCTTTGTCTTTTGTAAACTTGCTCAAAACATCAACCGAAACCGAACCTAAACATAACCTAATGGTTTTGTCTGTAAGTGTTCCTTTCTGGTGTTGTAAACATAAGAGAGTAATAAATTGTCCTCTCTCTTCCATTGTTAAGTCAGCTACTCCATTTAGAAAGTCGCTACTATAAAATAGGAATGCAGGGTCTTTTGCCATAAAAAAAATAAACCCCGATAGCTACGAACTACCAGGGTTATTATCATTTAACCACTAAACACATAGGCGGTTCGTAGTACGTCTATGTGTCTTTTATTTATGCGAATATACACTAAATTTCTTTAAGTTCTAATTTTAAGCAAAGTTTTTTTAACTTAGTCTTAAACCAATCCTCAGTTTCTATTAGGTTATTCGCTTGTTTTATGTTATGGATAGCAGTTGTGTGGTCGCTTGTTCCTGTGTATTGGCTTATCTCTTTGAGGCTCAACTTAGTGTACCTTCTAAGTAAATAAGCAGCAGCCTTGCGACCAAACGTTGTTTTTAAGCTCCTATCCTTTATCATAACATCGCACTCAAACTCTTCGTCTACCAATTTGACAATCGTTCTTGCACCAATGTCTAAACCCAGAGGCTCGTTATCTTCTATGCCTAGTAACCCTAACTGCTGCATCATTTCGTGTAGCTGTAAATGTGTGTTACGTTGTGCAAAATAAAGCTCCTTTAACTGTCTTATTGATATGTCTTTCTTTCTAGTTAGCATAATTAAAACGGCAGTCCTTCCGTATCATCTTTTAGTTTTGAATAGGTTTTGTTTTCAGGGTTAAAATCATTAATGTAAATTTTGTAGTCCGGCTGCTTATCTTCTGTCTTATAAGCGTTTTTCCACATTGAGTATTTTACATCATTGATTGTAAAATTAATTACTTCTCCTTTGGTTGTGCTGTTTTTCCAACCGCCAGTACTCCATTTTTTCTCTGTCATTTTTTTTGTTTTTATAGTTTATTAATTTCTTCTATTACCTCTGTTAAAAAAGGGTCTTCCATAAATCTGCCATAAGCCTCCAAGCAGGAATAAGCATAAGAAGATTTTATTGTTTTTTCTACTGATGCTATTGCTAATTCTTTTGCTTTACTTAAACAATCGGTTTTTAGCATATATTTATCTACTAACTCTATTGCCATGTCTTCTGGTGTCATTTGATTTTGATTGAATATTGAGCTACTAATTTACTTTGTTTTTTCGTACCAACGTTTATTAATTCCGTTTGTACTTTGTAGCCTTTGCGTTTTAATTCAAATACTACGGCTGCTAATCTCAGGCTATTGTACTTCGTTAAAGCCTGAATTGGTGTCAATGTTTTGCCCGAAAGCAAGTGGTTCAAGATTTGTTGTTTCTGTGTCATTGTTATTGATTGGGTTAAAAAATACAGGTTTGTCTAATTTGTTTTCATACTTTTTAATAAAGGCTAATAAGTCCTCGTATGCCTCTTCGTTATACCAAGCGTAATGGTAAACTTCTGCAAGTAATATCTGCCTTTCAAATGGTAGCAATTCTTTCATTAGTTTTCTTTTTCGTTAATGTCTTCTTCTATTAAATTATCTAATACTTTTTCTGCAAGTAATATGCATATTTCTTTTTCTTTTGTAAGTAAGTTATGTGCTTTTAATACAACTTGGTCTGCTGAAATCATTTGACCTTTATATTGATTAGCCCAATCTTTTAATTCTTGCATTGCGGTTTTCATATTAGCTTTTTTTTATTGTTTCTTTAATCTTATTAAATTCGTCTAAGGTCTTGATGGCATTGATTTTAATGGCAGCCTTTACCTTCTGGTCTTCGGTAAACTTTGTCTTATCTAGCTGCTCAATTAAGAAAGCTTTTTGTCCTTCGCTTACCTCGTCTTTATGCTCATTAGTAGCATCTGCATCTTTTGTATCGTCTATTGCAAACAGTCCGTTAAGCGCATACTTTCTGGCATAGCTACTAGCTGCTCCGGTAATCTGAGAAGCATCCATTCCCTTTTTATTTTCCTCTTCACGAGCAAGTCCTGTGCAGGTAATATTGTCATCTCCGTTAGATAGACAAGCCGTAGCCTTTACATATACCCGGCCGCCTACTTCTATTACTTCGTCGCTTAACATTAAAGCGTAGCCGTATTTATGGCAGATAGGTTTTGCAGCTTCGATAATATCTTCTGCACTTCGGTACTTGTATTTAGCAAAAGCGTTAAACTGATTCTTAGGTGCTTTTAGTTCCTGTTGTATTTTAATTAAACTCATTGTTATTGGTTTTGTATAAATTAATTAATTTGTTGTTTAGCTTTTTCAATAAAAAATCTAATAGTAGCAAGTTCTGCATCTTCATAGGTAGCATTGTCTTGTAGTAACTGCGTTGTGCCATAGTGAACAACAGATACATTTGTGTTGCCTATTGAATAACGGAAGTTAAACTTGTCTCTAAAAAATCTAAACGCTTGTTGGAATAAAGGTGCTTGTATTAAATAGGTCATATTAATAGATAGATTTCTATAAATCTTCCATTTTAATTCTAAATCATCTTCATCTAAATAATGTGCAGCGCACTTTTCGTTAAATCCTAATTCTTTAAGCTCTAATGATTCTTGATATGGTAAAAATTCTCTGTTCATTGTTATTGGATTGTATAATGTTCTAAAATTTCGATGATAGGCTCTTGTCTTTTTTTAAGGCTCACAAAATATTCGTAAGCCTGTGAGTAGTCTAAGTACATACTTGCGCTGTCATACTTATTGTCTACTAAGGTGTAGTAGAATATTGTTCCGTCTGGCTTTGTTTCTTTTATAAAATCAATTTTCATAGTCTTGCGTTTTTAATAGTTCAAGCTCTGATTGATTTTCTACCCAACGAGTAAACGTGTAATCGTCATCTTCGTAATCGTAGTTTTTAGGCAATAATTGAGGGTCATTGGGGTTTTGTGTACTGCTCCCATTAGGCAGTAAGATGTTCCCATATCGCTGATATTGGAACTTCTGGTAGGTGGTTAAATGTGTCATTTTGTGTTTTGTTTGCACAAATCTACTACAATTAACAATACAAAGTGCAAAAGTATAAAAATATTTTAGAATTATTTTTGCAATAATGTTGCAAATAATGTGTCGCATAATTTTAATAATGTCGCATAAAGTGTCGCAAAAGCACATCAAATTGTGCAGTTTATTACCAATTATGTACGCCAGAACGTACAACTTTACATAAAGTAAAGCTAAAACTTTACAAATTATGTAATAAAGTAAAGCTAAGTCTTGACAAATTCGGTAGTAAAATGCAGCCAAAAGTAGTAGAAATACTACCTTTTGTTGTACCAAAGTGCAACTTTATAGTAGCTTCTGGAAGTAAAGTTTATCGCTACCCCCGTAAGAATACTCCGGCAGGTACAGTCTAAACCCACAATCTATAAGGTTATTAGCGGAAGGGAAGTTGTCTAATGTTGTGTATGTTATGGCTATATGGCAAAAGGTAGACGCTGCTTTGATCCTGGTTTTAATCATTCGCCTTTGTATGCCTTGTCCTCTGTAATTTTTTTTAACCCAAGCTCTGTTAAATATGCAAATGCCTTTGGAATAAATAGAGCCACAATAAGCAACTATCTCACCTTCGTCAAGCATAATCCACCACTCCCGGTTGAACTGAAACTCATCTCCGCAACCCTTGAAGTTTGGGTTGTTGTAGTCTAGTTCCCTGAGTTGCTCGTAGGTTTCTCGGTCTAAGATATTACCGAAGCTAAATATCTTTTTGAGGCGCATTGTGTATTTGTTCAAGTTTAGTTAAATATAAAATCGCATCTTGCAGCTCTTCCTTCAAATGCGTTATCCATTGACCTGTTGTTAGATCACTTCTATCCATTGTAGTTCCGTACTTAACTTTACCTACTTGCTCCCGGCTTCGCATATCTTCTATAACTGCTGCTAATATTTTGCTATCCATTTTATTTGTCTGTTTTGCTATGTATCTTAAAACAAGTCTTACACTTATATAAAATCTTTTTTACTCCTGTTGCGGTTGTTCGCCTCATTTGTATTGTAATCTCATCGCTGCCACATTCAGGGCAAGTGCCTCTATCCTGACCAAATATAACTCCGTAATGTGTTTTAGGTTCGATATGATTTTTAAGTGCGTTAAACACCTGCTCCAATAAAACTACATCCTTCTGGCAGTACTTAATCATTTTAGCCATAGCTACTTTATCCTTATGCAGAACAATGTCCTTCCATAAACTATACTCAGTTTTTATCTTAGTGCCGATGCCTAAGTAGTCAGCTATATAGTTAAGCTTGTTACTATTAAATCTAAACTTTTGACGAGCTACTTTTAACGTATCAATAGTAACGTACTTAGGGAACATCTCAATGCCGTGAAACAAGCAGCGTGTTCTTATCCACGCTAAATCAAACTTGTCTCCGTTGTGTCCTACTAACTCCGATGCCGTGTTTGCTACTTCTATAAAACTTTGTAGCATTCGTTTGTCGTTTTGTTTGCTATCCCATTGTAAGTGATAAACCTCTTTTTCATCTTCCCACTTATAGCAGATGCAAATAATAGCACGTTCCTGAATTATGCTATCAGCAGTTACATTAAGTTTATATCCGGCAGACCAGAAGAAGCCAACGTTGGGCGAGGTTTCGATGTCAAAGAATAGTCGTTTGCGTTTTGATTTTAGCATTATTTATTTTTTGCTGAATTTATCTATTGTGGTGTAACCCATAGCAAACAGCGTAAGATACAGAACAGCATCTACCAACTTATCGCTTGGGTTAATTTTTAAGATTATGTTTAAGAACAAGGATATGAAAAGACATAAGCTGCCAAGCAAAGCCACTACTCTTTTATGGCTAATACTGTTGCTTTCGTCTGATAATAAATTAACTAATATAGTTCTAATGTTGCTCATATAGTTTTGCTTCGGCATCCCTTCGCCTCACTAAACCTTTTAGCACCTCTCCGTTTGCCCTTACCCATTTTCTAAACTCAGCCGGAATAGTTGCATCCTTCGGGTTAGCATTTACCTTTTTAAGCAAAGTGCTATTCTTTAAGTTGCCTATCCCTACATTGTAAGCAAACGATACAATCGCAGAAAAATTGTTTGCAGTTACATTTGATTTTACAAGCGCATCTACTTGTTTAGCAAAATCATCAACTACCGCATTAAAGTAATCCTCTGCCTGTTGCTGCGTAATCACATCGCCTTCCTTTACTTTTTTGCCGTCTGGGTAAAAAGTTAAACCCCACGATATAGTCCATAAACCTGCCGGGCATTTATAAGCCTTTAATTTGCAGCCTTCAAACTGCTTTATTAAATCTCTACCGGCTTTGTTTACTTCCATAATCTATTCCAATAAGCTAAAATTAATATAATGGCTATTATTAGCCCTATTAGAGCCTTCCAAAAGTTATTGGCAGTACTTACCTTATTTTTATCTACAATCGAAATTTGAGCCGTTTCTGTGCGATTAAAGGCTATTGTATCTTTTTTGACTAAGCTATTGTCGGTTTCTTTCTCTTTTGTTTGATACACCCACTTAGTTACTATTTTGGGAACTACTATAATGCTATCCTTTGTTACACGGATTGTGTCATAAATAGTAACTTCTTTTGTAAATACCTGTTCCTTCTCGATAATCTTAGTAACACTATCATAAAAAGTAAGATGCACGGAGTCAATCTTAGTTGTCCCCGTGCTATCATAACGCTTTTCGAACTTCTTAACCGAAGCGCAAGAAGTAAATAATAAGGCTAAAAGTATTAATCTCATTTAAGTTTCTTGGTCATTTTGTAATAGTATCGAATAGCCATAAGACCTGAAACGATAGCCACCAAACTTGCAATCAATGTGAATAGCGGTTGAATATTGGATAGGCTTAAAATAGCACTAACTACTGATACGATTGTTGATTGGTCTGCTTGGTTGTTATTTGCCATTTATAGTTCTTCTTCTTCTTGTTTGTTAAATTCTATGCCGGTAGTCCAATCTTCTAAGAAGGTAAAATCTTCCAAGCCATTGGGGTTCACAACGTTAATTATTTGAAAATCAAATTCTTTATCATTTAAGGCTTCAATATCTTTGGTTAGCTTCTTGATGCCTTCCTTTGAGAATTTGTATTCCCCTTTCTCCGTAAGCAATAGGCAATCGTTACTATCCGTTTGCGCATTGTCTAATCTTAGGCTTTCTACTTCCGTGTTATAGGCTTCGTGATAAGGCTTTACTTTGTTGTAAATTTGCACTAACTTTTTTTGTGTCTTTGTTTCACTGTTACCGATTACGGCATTAAGGTTTGCTACTAATTGGAGCAGTTGTTTGTTCTTCATTTTCGTTTGTTTTTGTTTGTAAAGATAATTGTGGATTGCTAAACGGCAAAGGTAATGTTACAATCTTTGGATTAATTTGGTCTGCTATCTGGCTATCTAAGTTTTCGTTAAGTGATTCAACATTTAAAATGCTTTCAAGCCAACCGCATACCATTTCATAAGTAACTTGCTCATAAGGAACAAAATCAGCCGGGTCAGGAGAAGGAACGCTTGATGCTCCATAAACTTCTGCGCTGTATGTTTTCTCCCCGTCTACTTGCTCCGCTTGGTATCTCCAATGTATTACGCAGATAACGTCTGTTAAATCATCTTTTGTTTTTGGGTAAGAATCCATTGAGCTAATTACCCATTTGTAACTTGTTGTCATTTTTATTTATTTTTAAGGTAAACCATTTAAGGCAGGTATTGAATAAGTAGTTCCGTTTACTGATACTATTATGTAGCTATTTGTTGATATAGAGCCTGAACGTGCATCTCCTAATTTCCAAGGTTGTGCAGTTCCGTTTGTTGGTGCGCCTGTCTTTATTGAGCCTGTGTTTATTTCTACATTACCCCCACTTGTTATGCGCATACGTTC